AATGTGTATGAGAGCTTGGTAGGGGGTTGGTCACTGGCCCGGCGGGACGGCACTCCTGCCGGGCCTTCTTGTTTGGTAGGGGGTGGGTGGCCTAGTTGGTCTCGGCCTGGGCGATGAGGGCTGTGGGGGTTGTGCCGAGGTGGGTGGCGACTCGCTCGACTTCATCGACGGTGAGTCCGCGCCCGTGGTTAGTGAGCCTGCGGCGGAGGGTTACGTGGGGGATACCGGTCTTTTCTGCTACTGAGAAAACCGAGAGGTTATTTCCCTGGATTTGTCGGTTAATGACCCCTACCAGGCGGGAGGTCAGCGGTTCGGTTTCCATATGGAAACCATATGTTGCGCTCGCATACCTGGCAAGACGCTGGGAACTTCGTTACCGAGATGAAACTTTAGGTTGCGTATGGCAACATAAGTGTCATGTCCACCATTGACAGGAACCCGTCAGAGGGTCTAAACGCCGCCGTTGCAGCCGAGCTGCGGCGCGAGCGCGCCGCCCAGCAGGTCACCATCGACACCCTAGTGGAACGCACCGGCCTCAGCCGAAGCACCATCCTGAACACCCTCAACGCGAAACGCCTACTCGGCGTCGAGGCCGTCGCCTCCATCGCCCAGGCCCTAGAGGTCAGCGTCACCACGATCTTCGCCCGCGCCGAGGGCCGCATATCCGCCGCCACCCCAGACGCCGCCTTCGCCTAGCCGCACCCCAGAACACGAACGAGGCCCCCACCATCACGGTGGGGGCCTCACCTGCACCCGGCGGTCACGCCTGCTTGGTCAGGACGTAGTCAACGAAGCCGGGACTGAACGACAGCAGGCCCCGCTTGTGCTCCGAGACGATCACCCAGCCGTCAGCCAGGAGCCTGCCCAGTTTCCTGACGTGGCTCCTGTTCCTGGGGTTGAGGGTGACGCGCTTGGTCTTCGTTCTCATGATGGGCTCCTCCTTGGGATGGTAGGGGTGTTATGTGAATGTTACGCCGCTGTGAGTAGCGGCACCAGAGGCAGCCACCGCTCACGGCAACGCAGGCACGTCGCGTGCACGCCGTCGAACAGGGCCACACCATGGGAGCACGCCGGGCACGCCGTGTCCCCGTCCAGGCCCCGGATGACCCTGACCGGCTCAGCCAGGCCCTCGACCTGGTCGCAGCGGGCCAGCAGACGGGTGACAGCCCGCCCCGTGTCCCACAGGGTCTCGAAGTCGGCCGCCTCAACGGCCGCCGCCGTCGCCGCCAGGAACCGGCAGCCCTCAGCCAGGCCAAGACGGGGCAGGCCCGCCTTGAGCGCCCCACGGTGCAGGGCCTCCCGCTCACGGACCGTGCGTCGCGCGTCCTGCTGAAGCGCGATCACCGCGTCACGGGCCGGGGAAGCGGCCCCGAACCCCGCGTGCACGGGGCCCCCGGCACGACGCACGGGGGAGGCGTCCAGGGCGTTGACGCGGCGCGCGAGCTCGGGCGCACCCCACCTCAGCCAGTCGACCCATTCGCTCATGCTGCACTCCTCTCAGAACCCGGATTGCGTGGGAGCCGATTTGCGGGCCTTTCGGAACCCTCCCGATGTCGGCCTAGCGTCGGCCGGTTCTGTCCCGTTCCTGGGGCTGTGGCGGCCTCTCCCGGGGGTGTTTTGAGCCTCCGCAGCACCTCGCGTGCACGATCCGGGCCAGTCAGGCCGTCCAGCACGTCCCGGCCGGCGGTGACGGCCGGTGGGCGACGACCGATCGTGCGCCACGCCAGTGCCTCGGCCTCAGCCCGCGAGGCACCACGCCCAACGGCCGCGATCGCCGCCTTGCGCCACGCCAGCTCCGCCTTCGCGTCGGCACCAAGCCTGTCGGGGATCAACGCACCCCGGGCGGACTCCTCGGCACGCACCCGCTCCGAGCGTGCCCGACGCACCGCGGCAGCGAACCGCTCGACGTCGATGCGCCACGCCCGCCCATCGGTCGCCCACGCCCTGACCGCGTCCCGGCACGCCGGCCGGAGCTCGGCGGCGTCCAGGCCAGGAACCGTGTGCGTCAGGTAGTCGTGCCAGACGACGACCTGACCGTCCGTCGCGGTGATCGCCTGCGCGGCCAGCAGGTAGGCCAGGACCCCAGCGACGTCCTGCTGCGTCACTCCCATGGCTGGCCCCCTTCGAGGAACCCGGCCAGCGCGTCGGGCGCAGACAAGGCGCGCTGGTCGTTGGCGATGGCGGCGGCAGCGTTGTCGCGCATGATCTGCGCCTGGCTGCGCCGGCCCCGGACGCGGTCATCGTCGGCGCGGCGCATCCAGTTCCGCCAGGTCGCGACCCAGTCGAGCTTCGTGCCGCGCTGGCCGGACACGCCCGCCCAGTAGTCGCGGAACCGTTCGGTCTCGGAGGCGGTGTCGACCAGGGGGACGTTCTGGGCGGCCCACGCGGCCATCTCGCTGGTGACGGCGAAGTCGTCGGGGATGCGCGTGCCCCGCCGCTTCGGCTTCGCCTCGTCCGTCGTCGTCGGGCGCGCTTCAGCGCGCTGTCGCACCGACGAAAGGTGACCACCTACGGAAGGTGACTCTATAGGGTTACTAGTTGGGGGTTCTATTGAGGGATTGGGTGCACGGCGGTGCACCGGGGTGGTGCACGGCGGTGCACCCCTAAACCCCCCTTCAGGGGTGCACGCTGGTGCACCCGGTGCATGGCGGTGCACCCCAGGATCGGCAGCCTCGATCATGGCCTCAGCGACCTCGTACTGCCACACGTAGAGGTTGGGGCGGCGTCGGTCGTCCCAGTCGGCCAGGCCACCCCGGTTGATGGCGGTCGTGATGACGCCGAGCTGCTCCAGGGCGCGCAGGGCGTACTGGGCGGCCCGGGTCTTCACGCCGGCGTAGGCGGCGATCCGTTCCACGCCCATGAAGGAGTGACCGGTCTCCGACGACGCGGAGTCGGCGAGGACGAACAGCACTAGCCGTGTTGTCCCGTTGATGGTTGGTGGCATACGGAATGCCTGGGAGAGAGCCCGGTTGCTCATGGCCTCCCCCTTTGTGGTGTCTCCGGCACGAGACTCATCCTCCTAGTTGGTAGGGGTAAATGCGGGACTGGTTTGCATGCGCCAGGTGAAGGCCGCCCATCCTTCGTCGCCCCACGGCCGAGTGGCGTCGGCGGCTGCGCACGCGGCGGCGGAGTCAGCGAGGTCTTCCAGGTAGTGCCGCCACATGTCCGCGGTCTCAGTCAGGAACAGGCATTCGTCGGCGGGCGTGTGCCTCATGGCCTCGTGCGCCCAGTCGTAGAAGTCGTCGGGGTAGCAGTCTTCGCTGTAGGGGCCCTTCCATCTCATGACATGCCAGGCTGCGGTCTCGCAGGGCTGGCACTCGCGCCAGTCCCAGATCATGCTGCCGTCGACGACTGTCGACCGGCTGTACCGCTCGCCCTTGGGGATGCGGCGGCCACAGTCATCGCACCGGACACGCCCCCGAGACCGGGGGGACCGCTCGTGAATCACCTCAGTCATGATGCTTCCTCCTGGATTGCCAGTTCCTCGGCCGCTATCCGCTCGGCGTCGGCGTAGATTGTCACTGCACCAGCCTCATCGACGGTAGAGATGGTGATGATCGCGCCCACCATGGTGGGGACGCAGGCGTACTGCTTCGACGAGTGCCACTCCACGATCCGGGAGTCATCGCGGAGGACACCGGGCCGCTTGTAGGGTGACAGGGCGTCTCCGACGGCGCGCTGAAGCTTGTCCAGATCGGGTTTCACGTGCGGCCGTATCCGGGTCTTGGGGGCGCTCTTGGGGCGGGGCAGGAGGAAAGTCGCTGTGACGGCGACGGGTCCGTCATGTCGGGGCTCCCAGCCCGCCTTGCGTGCGGCGGCCTCGGCGGCCCTGGCGACTCTGAGCCGCCACTGGTCGAGTTCGGGGCCGCGGTCGTGGGTGACGACCACCCTCTGACCCGAGGTGAACGCCTTGGTGGAGCCCTCGGTGATCGGCTCACCGGGGACGAAGAAAGAGAATGAATCCATTGGTGTTCCTTGGTTTCGTAGGGAAGTTAGGCTGCTAGGAGAGTGAGCAGGTCGCCCTGCTCGGGCACCGGCGCGGCGTCAGCGTGGCCGGTGAGGTAGCAGGTGCAGCGGGGGTCATGGGTAGCGCGGGCGTCCCACGCCTGCCAGGAGTCGACGCCGTCGAGGATCGGGACGCGTCCCTGGGTGTCGGTGACCCAGCAGAGGGGCGCGTCGGCCGGCCAGCGGTCCATCCGGTGAGTGCAGGCGGCGTGGTCACCGCGCTGGCAGTCACCGCAGGCCCCTCCACCGGCGAGGAAGCGGCGGCAGGGGCACCGGTCGTAGAGGAACGGCCACTGGGCGTAGGCACGCCGCATGGGAGGCAGCCAGGCGTGCTCTCGCACCCAGGCCGCCTCCTCAGCGGTCATCACGGGGGTAGTCATAGGTCGAAGAGGGGGATGGTCCCCATGGTCTCGTCGACGTCGTCGGCGGGCTGGTGGACAGCCAGGCAGGCGGGGCAGACGAGCGGGTCGGTGAGGTCCACGCTCTCGATGAACTCGCAGTGTTGCTCGATGAACGGGCTCCCTGCGCGCTTGGTGTCCCCGTCACAGAGGCGGGTGAGTGGGTACCATGTGGCCCCTTGGAACGGCCCTGGTGTGCCGACGTCGGCGATATGCCGGACCAGCCGCCCCGGAAGAAGAACACGGGTCATGACCGCCTCCCAGAGTCGTAGACGTACCGGACCACGGTCTCCACATGCTCGGCCGGATCAATACCAAGCTCATCCAGCAGGGCGCGAATGCGGTAGTGGTACCAGCCGAGGGGCGGCGTCGGGCCGGGAGCATCGACCTCGGTGCTGTTCCCCTCGTCGTAGAACGTCACCCACTCGGCGTCGTCACTGTCGCGGCGCTGCAACTCCAGGCTTGTGGTCTCGCAGAGGCCGACGTAGTCGCTGTAATGCTCGGCCATCAAGACATAGGCGCGGATCAAGCTGCCTCACCGCCCCACAGGTCCAGCACCGGCTCCGACAACCGGGCCGCGATGGTCTCGCAGTAGCGCTCCTCCAGCTCGACGCCGATCGAGCGCCGCCCCAGATTCCGGGCGGCGAGCAGCGTGGCACCCGACCCCGCGAACGGGTCGGCCACGACGCCGGCCGGGCACCGCTCGATGAGCCGTTCCATGAGCCCCACCGGCTTCGGTGTCGGGTGCCCGGTCTTGTTCTCGGCGTCTACACCCCCCCCTCGGCCCTGGGTGGTGGTGATGACCGCGCCGACGCGGGGAAGCCCGGTGGCCTCCCGGTCCCATCCCTGGCCGAGGAGGTGAATGTCCTCGAAGTTCGGCCCCCACGGGAGGGTGAGGTCACCCATGCCGGGCGTGGATGCCTTGTGCCAGATGAGGCGCTGGCGTTCGCCGGCGGGGGCGGGCACGGACCATCGGCCGAACATGAGCGCTGGCCGGTCGGTGCCCCACATGGCGGCGACGGCGTCACGCACGGCCGTGTCGTCATCGCCCGCGATCTTGGCGAACGTCTCACGGCGACTGCCGGACTGGAAGTTCATCCCGTAAGGCGGGTCGGTGACGAGGACGTCAGCCTCGAGCCACTCGGTGATCTCGCGGCAGTCACCGTGGTAGAGGGTGACCTGGTCATCCTCGTAGTAGGGGGTGCTCATGACGCCACCCCCTTGCGTGTCACGGTGATGTTGAAGCCGCTCCCGTAGTAGCCGTTCCCGTCGTTCCCCTCGAACTCAGCGAGGGGCAGGCGCTCATCGTCGACGATCACGAACAGGGTGTAGCGGGTGTTGTCGTACTCATCATCGCCGAGCTGGGTCGTCTCGACCTCGGCGGACATGATGCGCGCGTTTGGGGTGCCTCGCTGGAACAGTTCCGTGAGCCAGTAGTCGCCTGAACCGCAGCAGCACCCTACGTTGCCTTCGAACGCGAGCACGGTTCCGTCATCGAGGGTGAGGGTGTCCCCGTCAACCTTGGTGACGTACCGGCCGGCCAGGACCGGGGACAGGTCGTCGCTGTCGTAGTAGACCTTGCTCATGCTGCGGCCTCCTCGACCTCGCGGGCGGCGTCCATCATCGCCTGCACCATGCCCTGGGCTCGACGGATGACCGCCCAGTCGGCATCCGGGATCAGGTAGGAACGCTCACCTAGGAGCGGCCTGCCATCCCGGTCCTTTTCGCTCAACCAGACAGAGGAAGGCTTGACCGCGTCACTACCGTCCTTCTTGACTCCAGGACCACGCAAGATGGTGTGGATACTGATACCGCTTAATGTCGCGCTGGTTCTGACCTCCACGTAGGTGGCTCGCATTCTGGTCAGGTGCCCGAACTTGGATGGCAGTTCCACCGGCTCCGGGAGGGGCAGGGACACTGTTGCTTTGACAGTCATGCGGCGGCCCTCCCCTGCTCGGTGAGACCGAGGAGGCGGGCACGCCGGCCGGAGGCCGTGATCGCGTACTTGCCGGTCTCCTCGATGAGGTTCTTGTCCTGGAGCTCCCGCACAGCGGTGCGTGCGCGGGAAGGGGAGAGGATGCCGCTCGTGAACCGCTCGACGTCGGCGAGCGTGAAGTTACCGCGGCCGGAGCGGCGGATAGCACTCAGCACCTCGGCCTGACTGGGGAAGGTGTTGGTGATGGAGTCGGCGGCCCACTGGCTGGTGACGGGGTCGTTGGCGCGCACGGAACCGCGCTCCTTGGGGTGAATAGTGCTGGCAGTAGTCATGCTGCGATCTCTTTCTCTCGGTAGGGGATACGCCCACCATCAGCGGTGAGCAGGAAACGGCCACACGGGTAGGTGACAGGCACCAGCCCCGGATCATCGGCCTGGGTGACGGCCCACCCGGCACGGTGGGCCTCCTCCCTGTGCGACTCCACGTGCCCGTGACAGCCGGTCGTCCCAGACCCGCACAGGAGGATCAGATTCTCAGGGCCGTTGACGTCCACCTTCCTCGTGCCCCCCATGCCCCGCGCACGGCGGTGCTGGAGGTTCCCAGACCCGTCCGAGAGGTCACGCCCACACCGGACGCACCTCCACCGGTCACGGTCAGCAACGAGAAGCCTGGTCGCCATATCAGGCCCTGTATGCCTCACGCCGCGACCGGGGCCTTGAGCCGGTCGACGTCGGCGCGCGCCACGAGGGCAGCACGCCCCAGCAGCGGCCGGTACCCGTCCAGGCGCCCATCGCGGATCGCGGCGCGAATCTGCCGGCCGTCCCGGTACCCGAGCTCGGCGGCAGCCTCGGACACGGTCATGAGGTCAGCCCGACTCATCTCGGGCGGCCACTCCTTGAGGTGCATGGGATGTCCTTTCGTTGGGGAGTGTCCAGTGCTCCACTGGACACCACCAAGGCTAGAGCCGTTCGTCCACTGCTGTCCAGCGCACACACGTAACGAAAACGTGAACGTCCAACGCATATTGGTTGCACACTCAGCGTCCAATGAGGCACCATTGAACGCATGACCGACCCCACCCCAACCCTGGGACAACTCATCCTCACCAGCGGCCGCTCATACCGGCACCTAGCCGAAGCCAGCCACCTCTCCAAGAGCAGGATCGGCCAGATGGCCGCCGACCAAATCAGGCAACTCCCCGGACCAGACACCATCACCAATCTCGCCAACGCCCTCGGCATCCCCGCCGACGACGTCGAAGCCGCCGCACTACAGACCATCAGCCGCGAGCACGGCCCACTCCTCACCACCGCACGCCGCCTCGCCCACCTCGACCCACGCAGCCGCCGCATCATCAACGCCGTCCTACGCGCCCTCGAGGAAGAGCAGTAACCGTGGGCCGGCCACCACTACCCGTCGGCACCTGGGGCGACATCACCGTCCACACAACCGCCAGCGGCCGCTACGAAGCCAGAGCCCGCTACCGCGACTACGACGGCATCACCAGACACGCCCGCCGCACCGGAGACACCCCCCGCAAAGCCAAGACCGCACTCACCGCCGCCCTCGCAAGCCGGGCACACACCGTCGGCGACGAGATCACCGCAGACAGCCGCTTCGACGCCGTCGCCCGAATCTGGGCAGACACCCTCACCGAACGCACCGAAGGAACCCGCCGCGTCTACACGTGGACCCTGGAGCGCCACGTCCTGCCCGCCCTCGGCGCACGACGACTACGCGAAATCACCACCCGCACCGTCGAGCAGACCCTCAAGGCCATGCTCGAGCACCACGGCACAAGCGTCGCCCGCACATCCCGCGTCATCCTCTCCCAGGTCATGGCAACCGCCGTCCGCCTCGACGCCATCGAACGCAACCCCGTGCGCGACGCCCAGCAGCCCAAGGCGCCCAAGCCGGAACCCAAAGCGCTCACCATCCCCGAACTCGCCCAGGTGCGCTCAGCCATCGCCGCCCACGAGGCCAAGGGCCGCTCCAAGTCCGACGTGGCCGACGTCGTCGAGCTCCTCATCGCCACCGGCGCACGCATCGGCGAAGTCCTCGCCCTACGATGGGAAGACGTCAACCTCGACGCCGGCACACTGACCATCTGCGCAACCGTGTCCCTCACCGCCGAGAAACCACGCCGAGCATTCAGGCAGGACCACCCCAAGACATCATCATCCCGGCGCACGCTCCTCCTACCCGACTTCGGGCTGGCGGTACTGCTACGCCGCTCCGTGACCGGCCCCAACAGCGACCTAATCTTCCCCTCATCAAAGGGCACCGTCCGCGACCCGGCAACGGCCAGGAAGACGCTCAAACTCGCGCTCGCCGGCACTGGCCTGGAATGGGTCACCCCCCACACGTTCCGCAGGACCGTAGCGACCCTCGTGGGGGACCCGGAGACGGCATCAGGTGTGCTCGGCAATGACCCCGGCATCGCCATGCGCCACTACATCGAGCGCTCTCAGATGGCTCCTGACGTGCGAAATGCCCTCCAGGAGCTCGCGCCGCAAAGCGAGGCGTAAACGCGGCGAGATCGCGCTCTGGACGGTTCCTGTGGCCCCTGTGACTGGATGAAACCCTGTGATCGCAACGTCCTTGGTACCTCCGGTGGGATTCGAACCCACAACACTCCGATTTCTCTCTGACACCGCAATCAGTGGACAACGAACGTCAATGAACGTCACGTGATGCGCATGATGACGCGGCAAAGCGGAGGTGGGGGACGCCGCGAAGCACTGGACGTCCAGCGCAGAAACGGTCCAAATACGACACGAAAGCGCGGCGTAAGCGCGGCGTACACGGGCTCTGGACACTGTATATACGCGCGACCCCGGGTAACCCTCGGGGAGGGGG